TTTACATTAGTTTATAACGCCTTCGGGCATAAATTAAAAAATATGACAAAAGAAGAATTAAAAGTAAAGGTTGACAAACAATTAAGCATTATCAATGATGCTAACGATGAGATTTGTTCTTACGTAAATGATTACATCGAAAGTCTTCCATACAAGGTTGGCGACAAAGTTAGCTGTTCCAGATGCGATGTTTGTTGGATTACAAGCATCGTCCCTAACCGATGTTACAGTGGCTATAATGGTGAGATTGAAGTAAGAATCAATCCTGCTAAGAAAAATGGCACTCGCTCCAATAGAGAGTTTGTACTATGTAGTATGGAAATTGATAGCATCAAGAAGATTGATTAATCGTCTTTGGGCATAAATAGATAGAATATGACGGTAAAAGAATTGATTAACGAATTATCAAAGATTGATGATAAGACTATGAAAGTCAACTTCCCATATTCTCATGGTACACAAGAAAATGGGCAACCTATGAATGTTGATAGTGTATCAGTATTTGATGATTGTGTTGTGATTTATTAACCATCCTGCAAAGGATATAAATAGATAGAATATGAGTAAAAAAGTTATCACCTCGTACAAGGCTTTCGACAAGAATATGCAATGCCGTGGATTCCAGTACGAAGTTGGAAAAGAGTATGAAATGGACGGAGAAATCAAGTGTTGTAACCGAGGTTTTCACGCTTGCAAGTCTCCAATGGAAGTGTGGGACCACTACGATATGCTTGACTCTCGCTATGCAGAGGTAGAACAGTCTGGTAAGATTGACGCAGGAGAAAATTCGACAAAGGTATGCTCTTCTCGTATCAAGATTAAGGCTGAGTTGAAGCTGGCTGACATCATTAATATCGGTGTTGAGTGGCTGAAAGATATTACATCACCATCTAAAGTTAAGGCAGATGGTGTGTTAAACGACAACGGAAACAGAAGAAAACAGATTGGCTCATCGGGCGACTATGCTCAGATTGGCTCATCGGGCCACTCTGCTAAGATTGGCTCATCGGGCGACTATGCTAAGATTGGCTCATCGGGCCACTATGCTAAGATTGGCTCATCGGGCGACTATGCTAAGATTGGCTCATCGGGCTACTATGCTAAGATTGGCTCATCGGGCGACTATGCTCAGATTGGCTCATCGGGCGACTATGCTAAGATTGGCTCATCGGGCGACTATGCTAAGATTGGCTCATCGGGCGACTCTGCTAAGATTGGCTCATCGGGCTACTCTGCTAAGATTGGCTCATCGGGCGACTCTGCTAAGATTGGCTCATCGGGCGACTCTGCTAAGATTGGCTCATCGGGCGACTCTGCTAAGATTGGCTCATCGGGCGACTCTGCTCAGATTGGCTCATCGGGCTACTCTGCTAAGATTGGCTCATCGGGCGACTCTGCTAAGATTGGCTCATCGGGCTACTATGCTAAGATTGGCTCATCGGGCGACTCTGCTCAGATTGGCTCATCGGGCGACTATGCTAAGATTGGCTCATCGGGCGACTCTGCTAAGATTGATAGCACTGGAGAAGATTCCGTTATCATGTGTGCTGGCTACAATTCTAAAGCAAAAGCAAAGATAGGCTCATGGATAACGCTGGCAGAATGGAAATGGAGCGATGAAAAGAAACGTGATGTTCCAATATGTGTTAAGACTGAGTATGTTGATGGAGATAATATCAAGGCTGATACTTGGTATCAACTTAAAAACAGAAAGTTTGTTGAAGTAACTGAGTAACTAACCACCCTCTCCTGTAAAATGGAGAGGGTAAAAAGAAGAGAATATGGCACAAGAAGGATGGATATGCCCTAGATGCGGAAAGGTGAACGCACCTTGGGTAATGCAATGTTCCTGCAATAGGAACACTAAGATATTACCTAAAGTCGGTGCTCCTTACTATGAAGGAGACCAAGCAACGTGTAACGCAAAGGAGGATAAAGTATGAAAACAGAAAGTATAAAGTTCAAGGCTAAACGTCGTGATAATGGTGAGTGGGTTGAAGGTGACTTAATGAAAGAATCCTATGGTGCTAGAATTATTGAGCATACAAGTAAAGCTGATAATTGGGTAGCGGTTAGCCCTTCTACCGTCTGCCAATTCACAGGACTGAAAGATTGCGAGGGCAAAGAAATTTGGGAAGGTGATATAGTGCATGACAGTTATGACCTTTTATGTATAGACAATCTCTATGAGGTAGTTTATATTGAAGAAGAAGGAACATTTGCCTTCAAGAGTTTAGATAAAGTTGACAATTACGAGCCATTTGTTAATTTATTTGAAGTTTATGTTGTTGGCAATAAATTCGATAAGAAGTAAGATAAAGCTATGGTAGATGTAAGTAATCAGCACTGGAACGAAGATGGAAGCATTACTATTATGTTGAATAGTATAGAAGAAGTCGAAGAGTTCGTTGAGTGTATGAATATATGGAATAATAGAATGTATGAAGAATAAGATTTTAAACTTAATCAAGTCAGCCGTTTGGTTTGTCTTGTGTTTGTTTGTAGGAGCATTGATTTTTGAGGGCATTCGCTCTTTGGCTAATAGTAATGAACCTGCAAAGAAGATTGGTACATCAGTATTCACCGAGGAAGGACACGATTATCTAGTTGTGGACACGAAACATGGTGTTTGCGTTGTTCACGCAGAAAGTTGCCCTTGTCGTAAAAAGAAGTAGCTTATGAAAAAGAATATGTTTGAAGATATTGTTGCCGAAGGCAATATAGTTGTGATAGATAATTATTGGATTGTGTTATGTAAGCGTTGGAGACCAGAGTGTCACAATCTCTTCTGTTATCTTTATCTTCACAAGGAAGCTAAGAATTTAATGGTAGGCTCTCATTTTACAATGACCGAGGATAAAAAGAAATCTACTCGGTTGGCTACCAACGAGGAACGTCTTATGCTTTTTGAGGAAATGTTTAAGTATGGAATTGCTTTCGATAAGCACGTCCATCATTTGGTTGGAATGTTGGTTGGTGTATGAAGATTAGGTTGGCAAAGAAGATAATGAAGCAAGCTCGTCATCTAAGTACGGCAAGTGATTATTGGTACAGAAGATTAAGAGATTTTGAGTACAAAATATGCTATGGTTTTGTTGGTAAAAAAGACCATAGAATCACCAAGGCGATAAGTTTAACAAGTAAAAAGAAATGAGATATGAATGAGTTTACAAAGGTCTTTGCAAAGACAATAGAAGATGAAGCTATCAAGCAGATAGAAGTTCTATCCAATAGCGATGCTTACTCTGGTTGTGAAATAAGAATAATGCCAGATTGCCATGCAGGTAAAGGATGCACTATTGGCACGGTAATAGAGCTTGATAACAGAGTAGTTCCTAACACTGTTGGAGTAGATATAGGCTGCGGCATGAAAGTCGTAAGACTTGGTAAAGTTGATATTGACTTGCAGAAATTTGATGAAGCAGTCAATAAGTTGATTCCGTCTGGTTTTAATGTCAACGAGGGAGAAGTATCAGCCTACATAAACGGATTGGTTGATGGTTGTATGTTTGGCAAATTCCGTGCTTGGGATTGTCTTGACAGCATGGAAATAGTATATCGTTCTGTTGGAAGTCTTGGCGGTGGCAATCACTTTATTGAGTTAGATGCAAATGAAGAAGGAGAGAAGTTTCTTGTGATACATACAGGAAGTAGAAACCTTGGTGTTAGGGTATGCAACTATTACCAAAACCTTGCTTACCCGTATTGCCACAAGAAGGCTGCCGATAAGTCGGAGGTTATTGCCAAGCTAAAAAGCGAAGGCAGAGAAAATGAGATACAGAGTGTTATCAAGTCATTAGGTACTAAAAATATAAGCAAGGAACTTTCTTACTTGGAAGGTGATTTGCTCAATGACTACCTCAATGATATGCGCATAGTTCAAAAATATGCTGAACAAAACAGAATGATTATCGCCAACAGACTTGTAAATGCTTTAGGTGTGGATATTGACCCAAATTCAGACAAGCATTCTTTTACAACCATTCACAACTATATAGATACAGACAAGGGTATATTGCGAAAGGGAGCTATCAGTGCAAAAAAGGATGAGGTAGTCATTATCCCAATGAATATGCGTGATGGTTCTCTTATCTGCAAGGGAAAAGGTAACAAAGATTGGCTATGCTCTGCCCCTCATGGCGCAGGTAGATTAATGTCTCGTACACAGGCAAAGAAAGAGTTATCTATGGATTCTTACAAGAATGAAATGAAAGGTATTTATTCCACATCAGTTTGTGAAGAAACCATTGATGAAGCACCTATGGCATACAAGCCAACCGAAGAGATTGTTGAGTTAATCAAACATACGGTTGATGTCATTGATGTTATTAAACCAATTTACAACTTTAAAGCAAAATTATAATGAGCAAGGAAATATTTGACTTCTCGGAGGCTCTGAGAAGAATGAAGGAGGGAAAGAAAGTGAGAAGAAACGGCTGTTATTTTAGTTTGTCTATAAACAAGTATAAAGAAATATCCATCTTGTACCAACAAAGTTCCATAGAATCATTCACCCATGTTGTACCACATTATTGGCATTTCTTCTCCTTGGATGATATTCTTGCAACAGACTGGGAGGAGGTGGAAGAATGAGTGAAGATGATATAGTACGCAAAATTATGCAAGTCATATACGACTTTAACGACACGGACGAGTTCTGTCAGTGCCCACGTCTCTCTTCGCAACGTGAAGCAAAGATGATAGAGTATTTAGATAGAGTTTATGCCCTCAGACCTGTATATACAGGGAATGGTTACATATTTTTAAGAAAAAAAGATGAAGAATGAAAAAGAAGTATAGTTTCGCAAACGCCAAGCCTGTTCCTTTCGGAAAGATAGACTATTGGTTTCGTGTTGGTCAGTGTGGATGCCATAAGACGGACTACAAGCCGAACCTAATGGACAAGCGAAAGTTTATGGCTGAGTTAAGAAGAGACAGTAACATAATGATAAAACATTCTGAGTATGGAAAAGAAAGTATTGACCCTATCCGTCAGCAAGCAGTGGTTCGATATGATTGCTGACGAAAGAAAGGATGAAGAGTATCGGGAGATAAAGCCGTATTGGGCATCCCGACTTGTAAACCAGCAAGCCGAAGGCGGCGAAGTGCTTTTTGATGAGTACGGCGGTTATTGTTGTGTGACAGGTGAACCGGAATACAAGCCATACACCCACGTTCTCTTCATAAACGGCTACCGCAAGGATAGTCTACGAATTGAGAAGAAGATTGAGAGTATCACCATCGGCAAGCCTAAAAAAGGTCTTTGTCCCGATAAGTGGCTTTATACTGAGTTTTTTATCATCAAATTTAAGTGATATGAAAGTAAAGAATTTACCAAAGAAGATTTACCTCAACATCTGTAGCAATGAAGATGAGGTAGATTACAATGAGCTGAACGGGGTAACGTTCAGTACAGAAAAGATTGGTGTTACCGATTGTGATACAGAAAACGTTCCTTACGTGAATGCTGCATCATTATGGCACGACCTAAAAGAAGATAAGCCACCTTTAAGAAAGTGGGTAATGTTCCGATATAGTGGAGGTGGCGTAAATCCTACGGCTCTTCATTATGGAGCAATGAGTGACGATATATGGGTTGTCACAAGAGGAGACGGAACACAGCGTATAGAAGTTCTGTACGAGTGCTACGATAAGATAGAGTGGTTTGACTTTGATGAACTAAAATAGCGATAGCGTATGACAAATAAAGATTTTTTTAATGCGTATCGTGGAGAGCCTGTTCTTTATAAAGGTAATGATATTGGTGCATACGTTGCAGGGTATGTAGAAGAAAAGTATATTATCCTTGGGTTCTACGATGACAAAGGATGTATTCTTGCTTTTAATACAGGTGTGAATGTAGATGAGGTGTATGAATCATACCGATTCGCAAAGTTGAAGTATTTAAAAATAATAAAGAGTTAAGTGTATGGAAAAAGAT